AAATAGAATATCTAGAGATATTTTAAGAACATTAGCTCACGAATGGGTTCATGAATACCAAAGAGATATTTTAGGTAGAGATAGGGGAACTGACATTGGTGGTTTAAATGAAGATGAAGCAAATGCTTTAGCCGGGTCACTAATAAAAAAGTTCGAGAAAAAATTCCCGAACTTTGAAGAAACAATGTATGAGTAGGTATAATTAAGAAATTTCTACAACTTCCAAATCAAAAATCAATTTTTTACCAGCCAAAGGATGATTAGCATCTACTTTAACTGTATCCTCATTAATTTCAATTACTTTGACATTAATAGGGCCTTGAGGGCCAAATCCTTGCAACATTTGACCAACTTCGATGTCCGCTGGAACTTGGTCTTTTGGAACATCTGTAACCAATAATTCATTTACCTCACCGTAAGCATCTGTGTGCTCAATTTCAATTGTCTTTTTTTCACCCAAGGTCATATCCACTAAACCGGATTCAAATCCTTTAATTAGTTGACCTTGACCTAAAGTGGCCTTTAGTGGTTCGCGACCTTCTTGGATTGAAGTGTCAAAAATGGTTCCGTCTTCTAAACGTCCTGTGTAATGAACTGATACCGTATCAGTTGATGTAACTTTTTTCATATTTTATATTTTTATTAATGATAAGTATTTTTTTTCATTTTAACAACTATTTATTATAAAAAAATATAGAAATGGCAAAAATAGTTAGACTAACCGAAGCCGACTTACACAGAATTGTAAAGAGGGCAATTAAAGAATCAAATGTGGATAAAAAAAATAGAGTAAATGAAATGGAACATTTCTTTAATCCTGAAGCTATGTCAACCGGTGGTGCTATTGCAACAATGGTTGTTACAGTTTTGGGTCTATTGGGATTTGCCGGTTCACACTACATCAAAGATATGATTAGTAAATTAAGAAAAAAGGGTGAGGATGAAAAGGCCGACGAGGTTGAGCAGGCTTTACAAGACGCTATGGGTGGTGGAATGGACTCAGGTGAAGAAGAATTTTAAAAAATAAAAAAATATTAATTTTAAAAAACCTTAAATATTTAAGGTTTTTTTTGTGCCATTATGAAATATTTCTATATATTTGTAAAAAAAATAAAGACAATGAATATCAAACATCGACTTACTTTGACTATGTGGGCGTTACCATTCCCATTCATTATGATTGTTTTTGGTACTACGACAGAAATGATTGGTGCCGGGGTTACTTTGTTGATTCTACAGATGATTTTGTGGAATAAATTGTTGTCCGAGTTTTAATAAAAATAACTTTTTCTTAATATTTATAATATATAAATTTTCTAAATCATTTGGGGGAATGACAAGCGAAAAAATAATGGAAGAACAATTCCATATCGCCTATAATCATGGGTTAATGGAGGAATTACATAGAAGAACTGAAAAAATAACGGTTGAATATAAAACACCAATAACAACCGCGGTACCAATTGCCTTTCAGTCTATGAAAAAGGATGGATTGATTCACGAGGAAGAGTAATTTTCTGATAACTCATAAGATGATATTACGGATATGTCGTTTGACTCGTATCCAGTGTATTTCCACGCCTCACCTACTAAATAACTTAAAGATTCTAAACCTGATTCGGTAAAAGAATCTATATCAGTTAGATACAATTTAACATCCACTAAGAATTTTTTTGTGGTTGTACAAAATTTTACAGATATAACATCAACAAAGCTATTTTTACCATAAAGAATCTCTAATTCACGATAAAACACATTATTTAACAAAACTAAAATGCAGGATTTCATCAAAAAGTTATTATTTTTGTATTAATAATTATTACTAACCACAACTTAAACTATAATTATGTTCGAATCAACTATGTCTCTATTAAAAAAAATAGAAATTAAAAAAAAGATACAAAAAGATTACGAATTTGTAACAAGAGTAACAAATTCCTCAATTAATTATAATCATATCACAGTGTCTACAAGAATGTTTGAAAATTTTTTACACAAATGGAGATATGAGTTGAATGAAACTAAAAAAAATTCATATTGTCGTGACTTTTCTATTTTGAAGTCGAAATCAATAGAAAATTTTTGTTAAGGGTCTTTTTAGTTATTAATTTTATTTCTATATTTGTACCATGAAAGGAAAACTTGAATTTGATTTGAATGATTTCGATGACCGTATGGCTCACGAAAGATGCGTTAAAGCAACCGACTTGGCACTTGTGCTTTGGGAACTAACTCATAATTCTTACCGTGGTTTAACCAATGGTTATGATGAAGATGATGGTTACCATAAAGGGGTTGATGCTGTTTATGATAGACTTCGTGAACTTTTGGATGAACATGGTGTATTCATTGATAAATTAATAGTATGAAAAAATTTTGGAATAAAGTTGTTAGATTTTTTAAAATAGTTTCAGAAGGAATAGATAAAACACAATATAAAAATGGTTGGGGTAAACTTTAATGATATTACATATCCGGTTAGGAGATTCTTTAGAAAGATAAAGAATGTTTTTCGATGGCTTCCTACAATTTGGAAGGATGAGGACTATGATGACCACTTCATTGTTGAAATTTTAATTAAAAAACTTGAGCATACCCGTGACTTCTTTTTGTCTGACAAAACCCATATTGCTAGAGCCAAAGAAGTTGCGGAGGAAATCCAAGAAGCAATTGACCGACTTCATATGACAAAAGATTCTTGGGAATTCTATGAGGAACCGGCTCACGACATAATTGAAGATAAGTGGGGTAAAACAACATTTGAATTTATTCCTCTTGAAGATAGACCTGGTCTAAATGAGATGATTTCAAAAACTGAGAAGGTAAAAACTCCTGAAGACAAAGAAAAATACTCAGAGGAGTTCCGAGCAATTTTGAAAAGTGCTCGTAAGGAATACATGAAAGATAAAAAAGATGCATATAAATTTATCGCCAAACATATTGATGGTTGGTGGGACTAAAACATAATTAAAAAATGGAATGGTATATTGTTAGAGCACAAGCAAACAGAGAACGTAAAGTATCTGAACGAATTTTAAAAGAAGCTGACAAAGGGGAGCTAAATGGAGTTATCGGAAGAGTTGTGGTTCCTATGGAAAAGGTATTTGCAACTAAAGATGGTAAAAAAACACAACGTGAAAAAGTTCTATTTCCTGGTTATGTCTTTGTTGAGACATCCGCAATTGGAGAACTAAAACAGTTTGTTAAAAAAATTGACGGGGCTACGGGTTTGTTATCCGATAGAGCAGGGAATATCCAAATAGTTTCAGAAAATGAGGTTAACCGAATGATTGGTCTTCATGAAGAAAACAAAACAAAAAGTTTTTCAGATATATTCAGTATCGGAGATGAAGTTACAGTTACGGAAGGCCCATTCACATCATTCAAAGGAAATATTGAATTTATTGATAAAGAAAAAGGTAAAATTAAAGTGAATGTTCTTATCTTTGGCAGACCAACATCTGTTGAATTAGAAGACACACAAGTAAAAAAATGAAAATAACATTTATATCTGATACTCATAATAAGCACAATCAGGTAACAAGTTCTTTACCTGGCGGCGATTTATTGATTCATGCTGGAGACATTTCATCAATGGGATACAAACATGAAATCCAACAATTTTGTAAGTGGTTTAATGGTTTAGAAAATTACATAGTTAAAACATTTATCGCTGGTAACCACGACTTTGGATTTGAAAAAGAACCTGAAATGACTAAAGAGATTGTCGGGTCATATAAGTGGATTGATTACCTTCAGGATAGTTTTTTAGGTTATGGGGTTGATACTGAAAATTATGTAAAAATTTATGGTAGTCCTTGGCAACCTGAATTCCATAATTGGGCATTTAATTTACCAAGAAATGGATGGGAACTTGAACAAAAATGGAATGATATCCCTGAGGATACTGATATACTTATAACTCACGGTCCTGCGTTCGGTTACTTAGACAAAGTTGTTGGTCGATACGATAATCTTGGTTGCGAACTACTAGCAACTAGAATTAAAACAATAAAACCCAAAATTCATGTCTGTGGACATATACATTCAGGGTATGGTTATGTTTTTGATGGTGATACACACTTCATTAATGCTTCCGTTTTAAATGAACAGTATCAATACACCCAAAAACCACTAACAGTAGAATGGAACCCTGAAACGAATAAGTTGGAGTTTATTTAATTTGAAAACCCCTCGTGATTGAGGGGTTTTTTGATATTTATAACTAAACCTAACTATGTTCAGTTCTGAAAATCAAGTTATAGTTATATGTGCCGTAATAATAGGGATATTATTTATTTCTTTGGGTGTTTATTTTGTAAATAAACTGTTCTCAAACTCAACTCAAGATGTTCTTGTAAGATTTATACTTATGGTATTTGCATCACTTGTTGGTGTCTTTATTGTTGATAAAGTTATCGCTTTTAAAACACCATTATTAAGTGAAGAACAAAACGGAGAACTTTTTGATTTAATAAAGACACTTACTCTTATGATATTCTCATACTATTTTGGTTCACAAAAGGGAAGTAAAAATGGAGAATGTTAATTATAGTTGATTTAAAAATTTTGTAAATAATATGATATTTATTAGGAAACAAAAGTTATGATATTTTTAAATGCTGAATCGGCACCACAATTAGGAGCCTTTGAAAAATTAGTAGATTACGGAGTTTTAGGTATTGCGGTTTTGGCTTTAGGTGTCGTGGGATGGTTATTTTTAAAGAGACTTATGAACGAGAGAGATAGACTCCAACAGAAAGTTGATGAACTTGAAAAAGAATTAAGAATCAAATGACACTATTACAAGTAGAATCTTTTGGTGTTTTTGAAACACTTACACAATATGGTGCTTTAGGTGTGATTACTTTGGGTCTTGGTGGGGCATTATGGTTCTTGTTAAAAAGACAAATTGCGTCAGAAGATAGATTAAAAACAAAGGTTGATGAATTACAAAAAGAAATCAATGATTATGTGAGACAAGACCAAAATAAGATTAAAGAAACAATTGATAATAACACCAAAGCGTTAGAAAATTTGAAAGAAATTATAATGATGAATGGTGGTAAAGTTAGAAAATGAAAACTAAAACATTAATAACAATAGTATTGGTTTTATTTATCCTTTTGTTTGTTGTAAGTATGACATTCACAGGGGGACATCATGTTAACACAGTACAAGAAAATATACAACTAACAGAAGAAAACACACAATTAACTAATGAAAATCAAAAACTAACAACTGAGAATAAACAATTAACTGCAAAAGTTGACTCCCAAGCAACAGTAATACAAGAGGTGTCAACTCAGCTTGAAAATCTATCAACTAACGATGAACCTGTTAAAACTGAATCTCCTAAGATTGTTAATCGTGACAATTTTGATGATGGCGAAAAATACAGCCTTCAGCCAATTGACATACCCAATGATGAAGATAATTAAGGGTGACTCTATAGTTTTAATGACGAAAAAACAGGCCGACGAAATTAATACCATCTTTTCAAAACAAAGGTCAAAAATCCAAAAACTTCAAACGGAGTTAGAAATTGCGGAATATAAAAAAGACAGTGTAGAATGGTTAATGTTAGACCAAGATAATTGGATTGATTATGCTATACTACAAATGAGAGAGGATTCAATCGAGAATTCTAAAAATTTAGAAGTCGTCAATAGACTATCTGAATTAAAATATTCAATAGTTAACTATAATAATGTTACTAATCAACTTGAAACGTATCAGTTAGGTAATTTAAGTATTTCAACTAATAGAAAGGGTGAAAAAATAATAAAACCTGAAAAATATTTGGAAAGGAGTGATTGGTTTGCGGCTTTATTTACGGTGTTAACAATCACAAATGTTATTATTTTCTTTAATTAAAAAAAAAAAGGGGGTTGTTAACCCCCATTTTCATTTAAAATTTCTGTAAATCACCATAATTCATGTGTAATTCGGCGTGTTCATCTTTCATCATTAGATAAGCTCTGGCAAGACGAGTTAAACCAATACCACCACCAAATCTCCTAAAGAATTTGTGAGATAAAAATTCCTCAAGTTCCTTTTCAACCCTCTCTTTTCCAAATAATTCAAACAATTTGTTAGAATATCCACCATTTTCAATTGTGTAGAACATTTCTCTCATCTCATCAACGTCACAACTTCTTTCAGCCGAACCAATTGTTTCTTGACCATAAAGAATAACATCGATTTTGTTGAATTTGTCATCCTGACCCGATTTCATGTTCCAAAATGGATTAGTTCTGAGTGGGAAATTTTGAAGAGATACAACACAACCCTTTTCTTGCCACATTTTTGTCTCGTGTTCATTCTCCAAGATTTTAACTCCACCGTATTCATTACAAACATCGTCGTAATTTACTTCAACAGGTGTATCGAACCCTAAAAATGTTAAAAGTTCCAATTCCAATCTTTTTAATTCCTCCATTCCTCCTTTTGATTCGAACTCAAACATTGGGAAGATTAATTCGTGACGACCTGGAATTGGGTCTTTTTCTTGACGATAAGATGTTGAGATACAGAATACCCCTGGCCATTCAGGGTTCTTCAATAATTCATACTCTAACCACATCTGACCTGTTTGTGGTAACGGCCAAATTTCACCTTTATACTCAAATGTTGTAATTGAGTGAGGATTCTCACATGCTGCGAGAATTGATAATCTTGATTGAGTTGGAACCTCAATAAAACCTTTGTTTAGAAAAAAAGTCCTCATTTTTTGGACTAACTCATGATAAATTTTTGTGTTTTGCATATAACTTTTGGGTAAAAAAAAACCTCCCGAAGGAGGTTTGCGTTTATTTATTATTTAAATTATTATTTTTCATTTTGAAATAAATACACTATAATATTAAAAAATAAAGATGAGTATTAAAATTTTTTTGAAATATTTATTTATATGAAAGTAAAATTATCTGAAGAACAATTACAAAAACTAATTAAGGAGGATTTGGGAGTTGCTAGAGCTGGATTGGCGTATACAAATTTATTCTACAGTAAAATTGAACCTATTGTAAAAGAATTTTTAAAAACAAAGAGAAGTCAGGAAATTACTTTGAAGGTTACTCCACAAGAAATGTCATACATTTATCAGTCAAGTATGGACGATTATATTGATTTACCAATTGAAAGTATGACAATTTTAGTTAAGATGAGGTCGTTCCCAAGAAAAAAGTCGGATTTACCGTTCTCAACTGGAGGGGCGGCAGAATCAATTCAAAAAGAATATAAAAGAAGTTCTTTCTTAAAAGAACCGTCATTTGAATTACCAAAATATGTGTTAGAGGAAATTGACCAAGTTGTTGTTGGAAAAATGGAGATTGAGGTTAATATTATGAGTTCATATGACGATAGTATGGAAGAAGATTTATTATTTGATTTAAGAGATACTATTACTCACGAATGTAATCATATCTATGAATTTTATAAAAGAGCGGAATCGGGAGCTAAACAAATTAATGTCTCTTTAAGTTATGCCGGAGGTAAAAACTTTAACATAAAAAGAGAAATATTTGAAGTTTGGCAAGATTTTTTAAATTATGTTTACAATTCTGAACCATATGAAATCAATGCTAAAGTTCAAGAGGCTTATTCATTAAGGTCAAGAATGTCACTTGACGACTTTATGAAATCAAATTATTGGAAAAACGCAAATACCCTAAAATCTTTTGACGCCGATATCTTTTTTGGTAATCTACTTGCGACGATTGATAAGTATTCGCCGGGTAAAACATTGTCGATAGTTAATAATTTATATAAATGGTTTTTAACTGATTACTTTAAGTGGATGAAATTTCACAATGAAAAACCACAAAGATTTATTGAAAATTCAAAACATTTATATGATTTGATTAAAAAATTTGAACCTCGTATTAAAAAAGCGGGAGAAACACTTCGTAGAAGATATTCTAAATTGTACTCCATCGAACCCGAAATGGATTTGTCATAGTATACTGACATTTTGTCATACTTTTCTTTTTGGCACAAAAATTACATTTATCTAATCGGAACTTGATTCCATAAAAAAATTATTATATATTTTTTAAAAAATTTATATGGGTAAAATTATAGGTATTGATTTAGGCACCACAAATTCATGTGTTGCAATTATGGAAGGCAACGAACCTGTTGTCATTACAAACAGTGAAGGAAAAAGAACCACCCCTTCAATTGTTGGATTCGCTAATGGTGGTGAAAGAAAGATTGGAGACCCTGCTAAGCGTCAATCTGTTACAAATCCGGATAAAACCGTTTATTCCATTAAACGCTTTATGGGGACAACTTTTGATGAAAGTAAAAAAGAAGTCAAAAGAGTTCCTTACAAGGTAATCAAAGGTGATGGAAATACTCCGAGAGTGCAAATTGACGATAGAAAATATTCCCCACAGGAAATTTCTGCAATGGTTCTCCAAAAAATGAAACAAACTGCGGAGGATTATTTAGGAACCACAGTCACAGAAGCGGTTATTACTGTTCCTGCGTATTTTAACGACGCTCAACGACAGGCGACTAAAGAAGCGGGTGAAATTGCCGGTCTAACAGTAAGACGAATTATCAATGAACCAACTGCCGCAGCTTTGGCATATGGTCTTGATAAAATGAATAAGGACATGAAGATTGTCGTATTTGACTGTGGTGGTGGTACTCATGATGTATCAATTCTTGAACTAGGTGATGGGGTATTTGAAGTATTGTCAACAGATGGTGATACTCACTTAGGTGGTGATGACTTTGACCAAGCAATTATTGATTGGCTCGTAAAAGAATTCCAAGAAGAGAATGGTCTTGACCTTAGTAAAGACCCGATGGCTCTTCAGCGTCTTCGTGAAGGAGCTGAAAAAGCAAAAATTGAATTGTCATCGGCATCTTCAACTGAGATTAATCTTCCATACATTATGCCTGTAGATGGAATGCCAAAACACCTTGTAAGAACTCTATCTAAGGCGAAATTTGAACAACTTGTTGATAGTTTAGTTCAAAGAACAATTGCTCCTTGTAAGTCAGCTCTTAAAAGTGCAGGGTTGAAGACATCGGATATTGATGAAATTATCTTGGTTGGAGGTTCAACTCGTATTCCGGCAATTCAAGATGCGGTAAAGAAGTTCTTTGGTAAAGACCCATCAAAAGGAGTGAATCCTGACGAAGTAGTTGCTCTTGGAGCGGCAATTCAAGGAGGAGTTCTTGGAGGGGATGTAAAAGATGTTCTTCTTTTGGATGTAACGCCATTATCACTTGGTATTGAAACTATGGGAGGAGTATTCACAAAGTTGATTGAGGCGAACACCACAATCCCTACTAAAAAATCACAAGTGTTCTCAACTGCGGTAGACAACCAACCTTCAGTTGAAATCCACGTTCTACAGGGTGAAAGGTCAATGGCTCAAGACAACCGTACAATTGGTCGTTTCATTTTGGACGGATTACCACCAGCAATGAGAGGTGTTCCGCAAGTTGAAGTTACTTTTGATATAGATGCGAATGGTATTATTAATGTGTCAGCAAAAGACAAGGCAACCGACAAAGAACAGTCAATTCGTATTGAAGCGTCTTCAGGTTTGTCAAAAGAAGAAATTGAAAGAATGAAGAAAGATGCCGAAATGAACGCCGAAGCGGACGCAAAACTGAAAGAAGATGCTGAAACAGTAAATCAAGCGGACTCAACAATCTTTAACATTGAAAAGACAATGAAAGACCTTGATGAGAAGTTGACAGAAGAACAAAAAACTGAAATCAATGGATTGGTAACTGAATTAAAAGAATCTTTGAAAGAAAAAGATATTGAAAATATCAAAACAAAGACAATGAATTTGAATTTGGCTTTCCAAAACATTAGTCAAGAATTGTATAGTAAATCAACAGAAGGACAAACTGATTCTGAAGTATCAGATGTCGATTTTGAAGAGGTTAAACAAAATTAATTTTATTAAAACCCCACTTCGGTGGGGTTTTTTATTTATATTAGCCCAATGTATACATTTTTCATATTCTGTTTGATTAATACTTTTTCCCGAAGATTTTTTGATTATTACCAAAGGGGAGAAACCTATGTTTCGATTAAAGAAGAATTTAAAAAATTAATTAATTCATTTTTTTGGAGTATTCCTACAGTATTATTAATTTTGTTTATTGTAAAATTATTAAGCTAATGAGTAAAAAAATTGTAAAATACGAAGATGAGGAAACAATCTCAATTTGGACTTATGATTTGGAAAAGTTTAAGAATGGCCCAATATCAGTTGAGATAATTGACAAAAAACCAGAGCCCGTTAAGAAAAAACGAAAATGAAAGTAATATTTTTAGACCACGATGGAGTTATTTGTTTGTCAAATAACTGGGGGTCACGATTTAAAAAACAAACAAAAGTTAGAACAAAACTAACACAGTCGGTTAAGGAATTGCCCGTAGATGCTCGTTTTGATAATTTTGATAAGAAGGCAATTAAGGTACTAAATAAAATCTTGGAAATAACTAACGCCGAAATAGTCGTATCTTCCGATTGGAGAATTTGGTGTTCGGTTGAGGAAATGGGTGATTACTACGAAAGTCAGGGAATTATCAAACGACCAATTGATTTCACAGGAAATGTTATTGATGAGTCAAAAGTTACATGGCATCGAAATTGGGATTTGGAAGGAACAAGGAGTTTGGAAATCCAAGTATGGTTAGAACAACATCCTGAGGTAACACACTGGGTGGTTATTGATGATTTGAATATGGGAAAGACCGGACTTCATTACTCAATGGAATTTGAACATGAATGGGGATTGAATAATTTTGTATTAACTCCGTTATCAAACGAGGGAATTAAACAAGTAGGGATTAAAGATAAAGTAATATCTTATCTAAAATAAAAACACCCCAATTAAGGGGTTTTTTTATTCTTCAGAATCTTCTTCTTTTTTCTTACCTCTACGAGCGGTGAATTTATCAATACTGGCAAGTCCTAAACATCCGAACGCCAATAGTGCCACTGAATCAACCAAATACTCGGCAGGTGCAACATCGGTAGATGTAAAACTATTATGGTACATTGTAACACAAAGTGCTACTGCACAACCCATACCAACAATTCTTTTTGATGATGGATTACCCTTTTCATCGTTAAAAATTCCTTTTAACCAAAATAATGTTTCTTTTAATAAATTTGCAATAGTTTTCATAATAGTTGTTTTTTCTTTATCTACCTTGACCTCTGTAAGCTTTTGGTCGTTGTTCTTTTGGTCCGTATTTTCTTTTAGACTTTCCTTCTTTTTTTTTTCCGAAGGTCTCTTTTGAGCCGCCAGTACCTGATTTAGCCATAATACTTTACTTTATTTTTATTTTGTTTATTTTGTTCTATTATAAATATTGCAAATAAACAAAAAAGGGGACAGTAGCGAACTTCCCCTTTTTCTGTTATCGTAACTGATAACGGTCCTAAGACTCCTCGTATTGAGGTTTATTTTTCTTTAATTAATGCTATACATCTTTTAAGATACTCCTTAGCTCTAGGTGATGGTGTAAATTCGTCATCCTTAGATTGGAGAGCTAATACCCTTTCTATATCTTTAACTAATTCGGTTCCGTGTTCATTTTCTTTATATAATTCAATTACTTTGTCCATGGCTTTATGGCATTGACCTGAAGTTTCATCAAAATAATTCTTATTTCTGAACTTATTTAAATGATTCATCATCTCGTATGACAAGTGAGAACCACCGTCATTAACATCTTTAAATAATCTTAAATTATTCAAGATACCGATAGTATCAACCATAGAATTAACCCCATTACCCCTTTTCATAACACTGGGTGTATAATGAACATAATCATCCGCTTTACCAACAATTTCATCTAAAGGAATTGTGTTATTAGTCAAACATCTATTTTTTTGTTCTTTTTCGCCGATTTCAGTTTCTTCTAAAATCCTTTGACGAATTACATTTCTGAGCTTTTTTTCATCTATTTTAGTAATACCCATTGTCTTTGTTTTTCTTCAATAAATATATCAAAAAATGTAAATTTAATAATGTAGACAATATTTATCTATGACCATTTATGTGGTCAAGGTTTACCTATAAACTATAAATTCTAAAACATGGAAGATGGAGATAGTAAAAAAAACCTGGAAAAAAATTTTCTTGGGAAACGCATCAGTGAAACTTCTGATGTTAGGAATGTTCTTCAACCCGTTTGGGTTCGACATAATTCAGTACTATCTTTTGTCTTTGACAGGGAATTTGTGGAACGCAAATTTAGTTTTGTATTGTTTGTCGGCATCATGTTTTGGATTTGCTTTTTTATTACGAAAATATTCTAAATGAAAGAAATTTTATCTGAAATACATAGGATTAGTGAACTATTAGGTCACAAAAACAATGTAATGATTGTTGAGGGAGATGAATCCTCAAATACTGACAAATACATCGAAAAAATAGTTAATTTGTTAAAATTTTCAGGGGTATACAGTGCTCAAAACCAAAAAAATTTAAATAAAGTTATTGAGTATTCTAAAGAACAAATAATTGACTTTAGATTATTAGAACGAGGATTAATTAAGACACTAAAATTAAGAGGTGATAAAACCAAAAACACATTAGAGTTCTTTAAAGTTTTATTAAAATCACTTAAAAAAAGACAAAAAGATATTTTTACATCCCAACCTGAACTAGATGACGAACCTTCATTTGAACCACAGGAACCTTCAGTACTACCTAAAAAAATATACAAACAAGAATTGTATTATCTACAGGTTGAGTTATTAAAACTACAAGAATGGTTAAGTAAAACTGGTAAAACTGTTATTATTGTTTTTGAGGGTCGTGACTCAGCGGGTAAGGGGTCAACAATTAAGAAATTTACTGAATATATGAACCCTAGACTTTATAATGTAATTGCTCTTGGGGTACCTACACCTGATGAAAGAACAATAGACAAAGACACTCAGGCCCAGAGATTTGAAATGAGACAAAAATCAGCTCTAAAGTATTGGAAATATTCACCAAATGATGCTCATATGCAAGACCTTTGGGACAGATTTACTGAGTATAAAGATAAATTGTTTGACGCAACCTCAACAGTTAACTCTCCGTGGGTTGTTTTAGATTCTAACGATAAAAAAATATCAGGATTAAACGCAATAAGATACGTACTTCAAAATATACCTTATGAAAACAAAAACGAAGAAGTTTTAAATAAGAGTTTTCCTGAAGCAATAACAGTTTTGAAACCTGAAAACGATTAACCGTTAAAATTATCGTATAGAGTTCTTGAGGTTCCCCAACCAAACAGTAGATAAAATATCTTGCTAAAATCACCCCATGCGAGTGGATTAATTTCTTCAGTAAAGAAGAAATAAACAAGATACCAAAAACCAAAACCTAATGAAAAGGTCAATAATATGAGTATGAGAGTTCGTAAATGTTTCATTTTATGACTATTTTAATACAAATATATAGATATTTATTTAAAAAACACAACATATGGGTAAAATAATAAGATTAACCGAATCAGATTTAAGAAAACTTATTGAGATGGTCTCATCTCAAATGATGGATGACATTATATATGAAGATGAATATGGAAGTGTTGTGGAAACAAATTTAGAGTCAACCGATGTCTTAAATGAGGCGGAATACCAAGGTAGAAAAGTACAACTTGGTAAAATCATGCAAGGTGATATTAAGAAATTTAAAGTTTATGTTAAAAACGACAAAGGAAAGGTTGTTAAAGTAAA